TAGAAAATAACCTTGTCTTGGTTCTTCTAGTGTCATAAGTCCACCCATGTTACGAAGTTGCCTTTCCATATCCATCCTTGAAATTGCCATAATTTGTCCTTTTTATCGCCTTTTTCTCCTATAATCAATCATATATATCTACAAGGTCAGTTAGCCCACCATTCATGTAATTAATTCTACCACCATCTCTTGCTTGTAAAGGAAAGAAGCCAGGTTCCACACCTTCTTCAAGACTCATAAGATCATCAGATAATTCATTAGGATTAGCTCCTGGATAATTAGTTCCAGTAACATTATTTTCAGTATTTTGATTTGGAAGACCTATATCTCCAAATCTAGAAAATCCTCTAAGTTGTGCTTCTGTTAACGCTTGAGCTATTTTATCATCCTCATCTAATGTTCCTGGAGGAAGACCAAATAAACCTAACCTATTAAACTCAGACATATCTCTTGGTTGAGAACTGAATATACCTTTGCCTTTGTCATACATACTACCTATGGCACCACCTATAAAAGGTATACCTGTTAATAGACTTAATAGTCCACCAAATATTCTACCACCAAAACCTGGTTTAAGAGATCCATCAGGTAACGTGTCTGTGTATCCAAATCTATTTGCACCACCAAATAGATTACTTCTTCCTGTAAATTTTTGTAATGGTCCATATGATGCAAGAGCTATGTTGTCTCTTTCTTTTATATTTCTTCCTGTAAGTCTACTAAGATTTTCAGCTTGTTTTCTTTCAGCTATTTGTAATGCAGCTCTTTCATTTGCTTTTCTTCTATCAAAATCTCTATCTGACTCACCGCCTCCTTGGCCGGAAAAACCTCCTCCTCCAGCTCCAGTATCGTATCCGCCGCCAGCTGCCGTATCTCCCCCAGCTGCTCCGCCACCACCTATATCACCAAAACTATCTAGTGACATAATTCCTGATGGACCCATGTTAGGACCTTTATCTAATGATCCATGTATATCTTTTTTAAGTATTAAATCTTTTTCTGCTTTTGTAATATATGCAAGTTCTGTTGCGGGGGCGTCGGGACTAGATTGCCATTTTCTAGGTGCAACAACTTGTGGTTGTTTACCTAAATAGTTTTCTACTCCTCCTTGAACTATTGGTTTTTTAGCCATTATTTTGTTTCTCCAAATAAATCAAGACTAGGCATTATTACCTTAACATCTCTTCTAATATCTTCTTGAGGAACTCCTTTTGATTTCCATTCCTCATCATTCTTATATATCTCACCTGTTTTAATATTGCTAATAGTTTCTATTATTTCTTTTGGCTCTATTGTTGGTACATCTTTCATTATGTTGTTACCTCTCTTGGCTGTATTTCTAATATTGAGGCTATGACATGCAGCTCATTCGCGTCAGCAGCCTGTACTTTTAATATTTCACCCTCCTCCATAACGAGAGGTTGAGTTAAAAGTTCTGTCGTTGCTTTGGATGCTATGGCTTTATCTTTGAATAGATTAAATATAGCACTACTAGCATTTACCAGAGTTACGGTTATCGTGCTCCCTGATCCGGCGTCCTCTGATACTAATATAGATCTAACAACAGCTGTTTTTGCTGTTGGTACAGTGTATAAAGATGTCAAGTCTGTAGTTGTTAAATCTACTTTTTTATTGATAAAACTATTAGCCATTAATTTAAAAAGAAGTTTTGAGCTTCTACCTCATCCTTTAATTCTTGTTGATATGTAGTATTTAATTTTACTATAATACCGTCTAAATCCCTAGCCTGCGCCTCTGCTACAGTGTAGTCATACTCTTGTGCTGGTCTAGTTATAATCTGTGTAATTTTTGCCATTACTTTTTCTTAACCCCTTTTATTACACCTTTGTTTTTAGATGCATAAAAAACTTGTTCACCACGTTTTTTACCATATTGTTTTTTCATAGACTTCATTATCTTTTTACCTTTTTTATTTAGTGGCATTATCTTCTCCCATCCGGTTGTACATCTAATCTAAATGTTCCTAACTTCCAGCTTTGGTCTACAGCCGTGTTTTCTATTTTTAAAGCAATAGCTCTAGCTCTTGCACGAGTATCTACTTTTTGTGTGGATGAAGTTATATCAAAAGGACCTAATGTTGAGCTTGCAGCCGTGTCATTTGGAAAGTTTCTTAAATTTAATGTAATTCTAGTGCTTCCCGTTTGAGATATAAAATCTGGAAGAAATCTTCTTATTTTCATTATGTGTTCACCATCTCCTCTAAAATCAGCAATACCTGATTGAGTGCCTCTCATAACTCTTTGCGTAATATCAAAGTCTCCTGATAATATGTTTGAAGTGATAGCTGTTATAGTACCATTTTTATTTTGATCGGTCCCTGTTTCATGTTCATAGTATGCGGTTCTACCTTCTGTATTTCCAACCACATCAAAAGATGTATCTGTTGATGCGTCATATTCTGTTGCATGTGGTTTACCAAATATAGCAGAGTCTCTCCACATGGTTCTAGATAAAGTTCCTACCGTCCACACTTGTCTTTTTGGTGTTGAATCAAAATAATTATAAGATACTTGTTTATTAATTACATCAGATGTTGCAGATGGGTAAAACCATATTACTTCACCAAACAAGTTATTTAATCCTGCGGATACCATTTGATTTCCTGATGTTAAATTTATATCATCGTAAACGTGATCTTCTACTAAACAAGGTAAGGATTCTAGTCGACCACCATATCTAAAGAAACCATTTTCTGACATCCAATACGCAGCACCATCAACCTCAACACATGCGTTTTGTCCAACAAGTCCACAGTTAGTCCCAACCTGTGAAAAGGCAAAGGTAAAAGGTTGGCCTACAAAACGTTGTGTAAATAAAGATGTGTCAGTCCAAATATAAATTGCATCTCTACCTCTAATAGCTCCCATAATTTTAGATCCATCGGCTAGTCTTTGTGTACCAGCTGTATTGGTTGCTGTAGGTGTATATGTATTTATATCTTCTTGATCTGAGAATCTTATAAACATATCATCTTGTGTCGCTGGGTCACCAATAGTTGTTTCTGTTCCAAAAAATACTAAGTGACGATCCGGTGTAGATACAATCATATGTCTTGATGCAGTCGGTGCACCAGATATAATAGTTGCTCTTGTTTCTGTAGCGTTACCTGCGCTAGAGTTCCATTCAAATACTGCGCCATCGTGTATTAAACAAATAGCTGTGTCACCAAAATTATCTAATGACCACATGCCTGGGTCTAAAGCTAAACCTTCTTCTGTCTGTTCATTCCATGCAGCATAGTCTGTACCATTCGTAACTGTAACATTATCACTATGAGATGCTGCTGTGGTTCCTCGAGCTCCTCTTGTTACACCTGTTAAAGTGTTACCACTGACACCAGTGTACTGAATCATTTCTGTTCCAATCAAAACGAAACTAGTTCCTGTAGATGGAAACTGTGCTGCGTTTGTTAAAACTACTGTTGTTGTACTTGCATCTATAGCTCCGTCTAAAGTAGTTGTCACTGCTCCGTTAGCTACACCTCCATATGTACCTAAACCCCAACCAAAACCTTTTTCTTGAACTGGAGTTCCTACTGGATAATAGTGTTGAACCCGTATACCTCCAGAGGTAGTCGCCCCGGACCCTGATTCATTTGATGGCATAGTAATGGTTATAGTTGTTCCGCTAGGAACAGACGTTACCATAAATTTTTTATCGTCAAAATCAGATGCCCCAAAGTTAGATCCTGTAATAGTAGAAAAATTATCTAATAATATTATGTCTTGAGGACTTATATTGTGAGCCGTAGGAAACGTTATTGTAACTGTTGGTGATCCGTTGGTAGTGCTGAATGCACTAGTAAGCGTTGTCGTAGTTTTAATAGGGTGTATGTCATAAAACACGTTACCAGAGAAAGCATACAGTATTCTGTTAGTGCCAATAATTGCATATCTTCTACCTGCAGTATTTACAAAATGGTGTAAGCCTCTTCCTGCACCCGTTAGTTCATTTGAATTTAATTGTCCTAATTGATTCCAGCCCCCTATTTTTTCAGGAACGCCATATCTAAATCTAACATTATCACAGTCTACCCATTGGCCTTCGGCCCCTGTTTCTGTAATTTGTTTATTAATTCCAGGTGCAAATCCTATTTTCTGTAGCATAATAATACACTATATAAGGTTTTTAAGTTTTTGGTAGTATTATATTCTACTCTATATATTCGATCCAACCTGTCAATACATATTTAGTATTGGATATAGGCATATTCCCTCTATGGGTATGGGTAAATTGAGCGGGCCAAATTAATAATTTACCCTCTTCTGCTTTTATTCTTTTGTGTTGATATAAAAATTCTGTTTCTCCACCTTCTTTAACATTATTTAAATAAATCATAAATGCTAACAATCTGCTTTTGGATGAAAGGCCTTCATTCTCACAGTGCCATACATGATAACCTTGTCCGATATCAGTTCTTTGTATTTTTATATCAATAATCGCATGTTTGTTCATATCATTTAAAACACTATATTTTTTACTATATTCAGCATAGTTGTTCCAAATAATTTGATTTGCTGCTTCGTTTATATATTTTACAGAAATACCATAATCAAAAATACTACTGTATATATTAACAGCTGTATCATTAACAGTATGCGCTGCTTTTTTATATCTTGGGTGTTTAAAAGCACTGTTTATTTCTTCAAAATATTTAATGTATTTTTTACATGTGTTTTTAGGCATTGCGTTTGGAAATATACCTATGTGATCTTCTATTTTATTATCTGTCATATTTTTTTAAATTTTAAATTTCCGGATATTGTTTTTTGCTTACTTGATTTAAGAACCATATGTTCTAGAAAACTTGGAAAAATAATTATGTCTCCGGTTTTACATTTAGGTATAAACTTATCTTCGAACATATGTTGTATACTTTTATAAAATAAAAAATAATTTTTTAAAGGGTTTAAAAAAACAGTTCTTCCTTCATCTACTTTTTTATATATAATAAATGAAAAATCTGATTCTTCATGAATATGGGGTTCTTGATAATCATCTTTAATATAATTGTTTTCCCATATATTCCAAAGTCTTAATTCAAATCTATAATTTATTTTTTCTTCTAATATTTTAATAATACTCTCCATTAAATATTTAAGAGAATCTTTATCCATGTCTGAAACATTTTTAAAAGATTGGTCGTAAGAAGTTTCTGTATTAGACAGCCACATTTTTTTATATTTTTGTTTTTTTAAATTAATTTTTTTAACATCTATACTTCCAATAAATACAGGTATTTTAAATAAATCTAAAACCATTATTTAAAACAAGGACCTTCCATCCATAGGCTTAATGTTTTTCTACTGCCTTTAAGAATCTTATCTACTTTATGTAACATAAAAGATTTAAAAATTAAAACATCTCCAGGTTCGGAAAAATCTATTTTACCACAAGTGAATATTGATAGGTCACCGCCTTGATATTTATTTTCAGATAAATTAACTAATACAGTTAATTTAATATCTTCAGCATGTCCTTTTGAATAATCTATGTGCCAATCATATCCAACATTTTTATTAGGTAGGTATTCATTTAAATTAAAAGTTTTAGAATCAAATAACTTAAATAGATCATAACCAAAATGTTGGTTATTGGTATCATAAATAACATCTATCACTGGTTGTAATTCTTTTTTTATGTGACGGTATTCTATTACTTTAACATCTGCTGTTTTAATTACTCCTTCTGCGTAAGAGTCTTTGTAACTTGCATCTGTATATTTATTAATTTTTTTAGAAAGGTCTCTTACATTCTTTAAAGTTAAAAATTTTTTATGAAGGAAAAAATCAAATTTCATTTTTT